CAACGACGACAGATCAACGGTACTCATGCGGCCACCTCCAACGTGACGCTGTCGCCCAGGTACTTCCCGACGATTAGCAGATTGATTTGCCCGCCAATGACGGAAATGACGCGCACCTGGTCGAGCTTCAAACGCGGTTCCCAACGTCCAAGGGCGCGGGCGACCTCAGCCTGTACGGCGCTTTTCCAGCCCTCGTTAACGGGCAAATCGACAAACCGCCGCAGCTTGCTGCCGTACTCCATGCGGTGCCGGCGGCTGCCCAGCGGCGTGCCCAAGATGTCTGCGATGGATTGGCGCAGGTGCTCGATGCCGGATATGGGTAGGCCGGTGTGGCGATCCATTCCGATCATCTACGTCACTCCTTGAACGGCTCGTATTCTTCGCTGGCTTTCAGGAACTTGACCGCCTCGAAGTCAGAGACCGGCACAACGACCGTCGCCTTCTCGACCGGATAGGAACGGTCAGTACCGGGCACGATCAATTGTCGCGACGTGTAGAGCTTGTCGCGGAATTTCAAGAATTCTTGCGATGAGAACGCTGAGGACGCAATTGCCGGTTCCGAGGACGCTTTCACCTCAGTGGCGGTCGTATCGATCTTGGCCATGTATTTCTCCAGGCATGAAAAAGCCCGCACTAGGCGGGCTGGGGTGAGTTGAAATTAATGCGTGTGGTGATTGCTGTTGCCGGTGGCATCAATGATCGCGCCGGCGCTGGTGATGCCCTTGGTAACGTGTAGCGCGCCGTCGATCATCACCGCCGCTTTCAGATTGATGTTGCCGGTGGTTACGTTCACCGCGCTATCGGTTACGACCGCTTCCGTGCTGGCCACTTTGATAGTGACCGTCCCGCTCGGCAGCGTGATGCTGTAACTCTTGGCCTGCCAGTCGTAGATCAGCGAACCGCCATCATCGAAACGCCAGACCTCGACGTGGTCGCGATTATCTGGCGGCGGGCCGGCATTGCCATACAGGCCCGGGACAAACGTGCCTTGCGACACGTCGCCGCTGGGACTGATCAAGCTGCCCTGCTCGCCCATGGACGGCGCCCGCCAATGTCTGGCCTTACCGGCAGCGATGCTGTGCCAGCGCACCCAAGCGCTAACCCATTCGCCATCAGACACCCGGCACACCGGCGGCGAAGCAGCAAGATCCACCGCAACCACATAGCAAGCCTTGACCGCCCCTGCGAGCATGCGGTCGTGCTGGGCACTCGCGTAGCCACTCACTTATCCTCCGCAGAGACAAAGTCCTCTTTGGCGTCGTTGTTGAATCCAATGAGCAACATGCCCGGCGGCTCCTCAGGCCAAAGCCATTCCTCCAGGCCGAGATAGATATGCTGAGTCCACTCCACGACCCAGACCGTGTAGCCGTCCAGTTCAGGTTTGGTCCAGTCCTGCATGGCCTGAACGAACTCGGCTGGCTGGACTTCTACGCCCCATGACTGCGCCCGTAGCAGAACGGCCAACTGACTCGCCAAGAACACTGCTTGCTGATTATGGTCGGGCTGGATCGGGTCGGTGATCACCCGCGCCTCAAACTTGCAGGACAAGCATGTTTCTCCCGTCCCCGGATCAACGCCCGGCTCCATTTCTGCGAGTTCCACCAGCACCGCAGGCAAGGCGACGCGATCATCAATGTTGGGCCAGACTGCAACCGTCTGAACGCCCGGCAAATGATCGTGAAGATGTCGTTCGATGGCCCGATACAGCTGCTCAAGACTGAATGGTTCGTCGACTGAATCCATCACGTCATTTCCCCTTCAAGTACTTCTGCACTTCAAAATTGAGTTCCTGCTGCAGGACATGCACCAGGTGTTCGTCTGCTTTGCGTACCCAGCTATCGAAGTGCGGTCGGGCTTGCTCTAGCGACACCTTGGCCTTGGCCAGCGGGAAGCGGTTGTCATGTTCGGCAATCCAGCCCGTACTCGCGCCGCCGGCTGCACTGACATCGCTATCGGGATAATCCGAAGATTTGAAATGCTTGCTGCCAACGCGGATCCAGACATCTGCGCTGCTCCCATAGACTCGTTTGTGGAACGCGCCCTGGAAGCGTCGCCCCGCGACTGACACACCGGATCGGGTTTGCCGTGCCCGGCCTATGCGGCTAGCTTCCATGGCGTTGAGGCCGAACCACAATTTGCCGCTTTTCGCGCCGCCGCTTACCGGGTAAGTCCGCAGACGTTGCCGTACAGCGGCGACCGCAATGCGTTCCTGCCGGCCGACGGCGCGGGCGATATGGGTAGCAAGCCAGCGCAGGGTTTTGTTGATCGCACGGCGCTGGGCATTGGATGCTGCTTTCGGCACCAAGGCTGCAAAGTCCTGAAAGGCTTTCAAGTCTGCCGCCGAGAATTGCAGCGAGATCATCCCGCCACTGGCTGAGGGTTTGAAATAGCTGCCGACGCTCATGCTTTAGCCCTCAAAAGCAATGCCACCCAGCCGGAACCATCTGGCTCAAGCTTGACCAGATCGTACTGGCCTCCCCCGTCCTGCTTTGCCAGATCTACTAAGACCAGTTGCCCCGGCTCTACACCCGCCGCATCGACGACGCGAATCTCAAATTGAGGCTCGCGCAATGCGGTGTTGATCCGCCCCATGCGTGGCTGCAGCCATGGCGCGGAAAAGAATCCGGCGATCTCTCGACCGCCGACCGTTGCCATGTCGCCCAAGCCATCCAGCACCAGGGCGTCCATGTCGTCGCTCAATTCGCGAAAGCCCATCACTCACCGCCGCTGTCGTCGTCCCCATTGGCAACGCCCGATTGTTGGCGCAGCAGTTCTTGTGCTCTGGGATCCTTCAGTGGAGCGATACGCCCCTCGGCGAGTAACGCTTCCACAACCTCTTTACTTGGTGGACTGTAAGGCTCGCCCTTCACAACAATGACACGGCCATCCTGCACGCAACCGTCGATCACCAGAAAATCCGCTTTCTTGGCCATGTCACACCACCTTGGCGTAAATGAACGCATCCGGCTCGAGCAGCCCAGCCAACGCCGCGCTCTGCAGCTTCAGCCAACGAGCGCTCGGCTCTTGGGTCACCCAGCTCTTCGGGAAGCGCGCCGCTTCGACCAAGCCGCTTTCCACGGCTTCCAGATCTTGAATCGCCCCGTACAGCATGGCGTTGCGCGTGGAAGTCGAGCCGAGAATCAAGCCACCTGCCGGAATCATTGGCTGCTCGTCATCCTCGTCATCCAGATACCACTCGTCGTAACCGTAAAGGTCAACGCCGGGATCATTCAGATAGCCCAGGTAAGTCACGCCGTCTGGCAGTTCCTCTGGCTTGATCAAGCCCATGTCAACGCGGCGAGTGTTGAGTTGTTTCATCACCATTGAGCTGGATTGAAATGCATCCAGCGCTTCGCCGCTCATGGCTACGGTGTTTGCCGTGCGGCCGGAATCCTTGGCAATCTTGCGCTTCCAACTACGAAGATTGGCAATCGGATCGCTGTCTTCGGTGCCCCACTGACCGCTGCCCAGGCTGATCTTGTGATCGCTGGCCATCAGGAAGTCGATGGTGTCATCCACCCCTTCTCCCACGACGCGAACCTTCCCCGTGGTGAGTGCCTGGGCGCACATCCATTCTTCCCGGCGGATGATTTCGTCGTCGAGATCGCGCAGATCCTTTCCGAGCAATTGCCCGGCACGCTCCAGCGGAGTACGCGAGGAAAACGGGTTGTCGCCGGCCGAACGCTTGAGCACCAGCTCGGCGGTGGTCTCGCGCTTGGGTTGAATGTACGGCGGGCTGTAGGTGCTGGTGGTATAGCCGTCGCGCAACGACACACTGCCCGGCAGGCGAGGATTAACAAACGGCGCCATTTTGCGTTTGCCTTTGATGATGTCGATGTCCACGGTTTTGGTCGGGAACGTGACAGGACTGCCACCGTTGAAAAAAGTGGTCAGCAAAAAGCGCCGCGCGGTTGGCATCTGCTCGACTGCTTCAAGCATGGTACGGGTATCAAAAATATCCATCAAAGACTCCGAATTAACGAACGAACAGGCACAGGGAACGCAGCGCAGCTTTTGCCTGCGCCAAAGTAAAGCCCTCGCCGAGAGTGAGTTGACTGGCCAGCACTTCACCGGTCAGGCGGATGGGCGCTACCTGCGCGCCTGAGGTCGTATCAGTGGACTGATCCAGTACAGCCGCAGGAGCTTCGGAGCCATCGGTCGCTGCGGCCTTGCACAGCACGTATTCACCACTGGCCGTTACTTGCCCAAGGACAGCGCCTCGACTGAGCTTCTGGCCGGAAGCGATCACGGCGGTGTCAATCATCACCGGGAAGGCACCGGCGGACAGTTGGTCCGGGACATAGGTTTGGCGTTCTGGGTTGCTCATGAAGTTCTCCAATCAGCGGCGCGAGGCGCCCTCGACGATGGCGTTTACGACGGCCTTGCGCTCACCCTGAGCGGCATCGCCCGCAGGAGTGGACGTTGATGCACCGGTGGCGTCGGCCTTGATGGCGTTAAGGGAAATGCCGCGATCCTGCGCAGCCTTGAACAGCTGTAGCGCTGTAGCTTCAACCGTGGAGCCTGCTTCGATGGCAGCGGAGATTTCAGTTTCGAAACCCCTGCTGGCCATTGCATTGATGCCGGTGATGCGTTGCCGCTCTGCAGTAGCGCCCTCCTCGCGACTTTGGGTTCGGATGCTTTCGAGATCCGGTTGATTGGCCTGAGCGATTTCGATGGTTTGCGGATCCGTGCCGGCGGCCAGCGCCTCACGCAACTCCGCCGTGCTGCTGACGGTGGTCATGTTGTATTTCCTCGGTTGAGTGACGGCCGGTTTGGCCAGTTCGGTAATCAATGTTTCAAGCGACCCCAGACGGTGGGCCAAGCCGGACTCGACAGCTGTGGCGCCAACACGAAGGCCTCCGAAGTCGCCCATCTCTGGGACACGCTCCGGCTCCACGCCCAGGTTGCGGGCCACCTTGGCGACGAACACATCGCCCATGGCATCGACCGTTTCGCCAACCTTGGCCCGCCCTTCTTCGGTGGAAAGATCCACGCGCTTGTTCGGGGCATTGCGGCTGACGATCTGGTAGCGCTTACGACCGCTGGCTTCTTCGCCCCCGACCACGGCTTCAACAACCACACCGATACTCCCGGCCAGTGCCGTTTCGTCGATGACGATCTCGTTGGCAGCCGAAGCAATCCAATAGGCCGCGCTTGCACCGGTGCCGCCGATGTAGGCGACGATGCGTTTACGGTCACGGGCCGCATGGATCTGGTCAGCCAGTTCGTTGATGCCGGCTGCGACGCCGCCTGGGCTGTCAATGTTCAGGATGATCGCGCTTACCTTGGGATCATCGAGCGCGGTCTGCAGGTCGGTGGCCAGCACCTGAGTGCTGGTCGCGCCGCTGATCTCGGTAAAAAGGTTGGCATAGCGAAACACCGGACCGACTACCGGGATGATCGCCACACCATTGCGTACGCTGACAGTGCGGCTGTTATCCAGTCGCATGCCGGTGCGTGTTTCCAGCGCCGCTGGATCACCCATGCGGTCTGCAATGGTCAGCAAGTTATCCAGGGCGCCAGGCAGCATCAGCCACGGCTGCGATGCAGCCAGCTCGAATGCGCGGGGCATGGTTATTCCTCGTTGGGGTTGGCGGACGGCGGTGTTTCTTGCTCCCGCCCTTTGGGTAAAACGTGCAGGCCATCGTTGCGCCGCTGAGTGACTTCGCGCACGCGCTGCCGATATACCTGTTGCCACGGCTCGCCGGTCATCGCAGCGGTTTCCAGCGTTTCGTTGCTGACGCCAATCTCGATGCGCTTACCGGCAGCGTTGGCTTCCTTCAGCTCATCAATGGCACCCCGAGCGGGGCCGATCCAGATGGCCTGGCAGTAGGCTTTGCGTTTCGCCGGATCCGCATAACCCGGCAAAGTGATCAGTCCACGGGCCACCGCCTCATCTATCAGCAATTCCCGACTGGGCTGGCAAAAGTCACATATCAACCACCAGCGGCGCAGGCTATAAAAACGCCACGCCTGCAACATCGCGGCACGGGCTGCGCTGTAACTGCTGCTGTAGTGGAGCAACAGCTCTTCCATCGGTTGCTCCAAAGCGGCGCCGATTTCCTTGACCACTGCCGTAAAGAACGGATCGAACTGCGCATTAGGCCGTGCAGGATTGGCGATTACCGGTTCCTCACCTTGGCCCAAGTCAACAATCGCCCCCTCGCCCAGAGCCAGTTCGCCGTCAGCCGTTGTGTCTCCTCCTGTACCGTCGCCTTCGTTGGCTAACGCGGTCAGCGGGAGATTCCCGACCTGAAAGTCGTTGGTTTTTTTGATGAACACCGTGAACATTGCGGAGATCACCGCCGCCATCAGCTCGGCGCTGCTGTAGCGCTCCAACTTCTGCAGCGGTTCCAGCACCGGAGCCAGATAAGGCGCTCCGCGCTTCTGCCCGGGACGTTCCTTGTCGGCCATTACGTGCATGACGCGACGCCGGCCCGTGGCCTCGCCAAAAGCTGGCAGACGCTCCCATTTCAGCGCTTGGCCGGCGGTGTATTCGTTGGGGTATCCGGTGCAGACGTGATACGCCAGCGGCGCCCCCAGCCGGTCGAATTCGACGCCGTCCACGAGACTTGCGCCATCAAGTTTCCCGGCTGGATTACAAACCCGGTCAGATTCGATCAACTGCAAGCGCGTGCTGAATATGCAGCCAGGTCGTTCATCGTCAGGACTGGCAATCAGCACGTCACCACCCACCATGGAAGAGATCAATACTAGGGCCTGTAGCTGGTAGTGGTTCAGTGTCGCTTCGGCATCGCATTCACGTGGATCGTCGGCGTACAGCGACCACAAGCGATCAAGCTGATTGTTGATTTTCTCAGCTTGCGTCTCGTCGATACCCAATGCGTCATGATCGATCTGTGACCGGCAAACCAGCCCAGTACCTACAACATTGGTGCGCAAGCGCGTGATCGCCGCACGGGCTATCAAGTGGTTGCGCATGGCATCTCGCGAGCGAGCAACCAGCATTCGACGCTCGTTTTGGTCTAGATCCCGACGCGGACTGCCGAGACCGGGAATCCAACTGGCCATGCTGCGCAGCACGCGAGACGCGCCGCGCCAACGCGTCTCAACACCGCCCCCGCCCCCTTGGGCGACGATAGGCCTGGACTCGCTTGCCGTCTTGGCGAGTTTGATGGCCTCGCGCATCAGCAGCTCGGCCGGGTCTTTTCGAAAAAATCCCATAGTCAGATCTTCATGTAGGAGACGCGGTTGCGGCCACGTCCCATTTGTTGAGCCTGTTCCAACGCGACCTCGCGGGCGTACTGCTGCTCCAGAAGACGCAAGCTGTTCAGCTCTGCGCGATAAAGCTCGCGATCTGAACGGCGCAGGCGCTGGCCTTTTTTCAGGACGTCAGAGATCGCCGCCCGGACTTCCGCGAGGCGCTGTTGTGCGTCTGTCATGTATGTTTCCTTAATAGCCCGCGCGACTTCGGGTGCCCCGCCCGCGAGCGGCTGCTCGACGCGGTACCGGTGCGACCGGTTGTTCGGTACTGAACAGGGTTGGCTGCAGCAACTGCTGCTCCAGCTGGTCCCATTCGTGATCGCGTAACAGGTGAGTTTTCAGGCTGCGAGCGGCGTGCAAGGCATACACCTCGCAATCCAGCGCTTCGTTGCGACGGCCGGCTTTCTTTTGCCAAACCATTTTGCTGGGGTTACGCGGGTGCGGCGCCAAGACTTCGTTGGTGAGTTGCTCGTAGTAGTCCGAGCGGATCTCGCTGTACCAATGCATGCGCCCCGGCCCGGAACCTTTGAGACGCAGCCGCCCATCAATGAGCGTCTTTGCTTTGTGCGTACCGACGATGTGGACGCGCAGGCCGTATTTCGCAGCCTTGGTGTTGTCCTGTGAGGTATCCACCGACTGCGGAGGCTTGGTGAAGATTTCCTTGTCGCGACTGTCGATAGAGGCGCCTTTGATCGCCATCACGTTGTAGCGTTGACGATCTCGCACGTAGGCATAGACCGCGTCACTGGTGTTGCCGTCGGAGCTGTCGATGCTGACGGCCGATACTGCCAGTTGCGCACCGCCTTCGACCGGTATGGGTTGGGAAATAACCCGATCCAGTTCTTGCCAAACGGCGTCGTGGGGATCAATGGGGTTGCCGTGAAGCTCACCCCAGTACAAGCGCCACGACTCCTCGCCTCGCCCCCAACCGATGATGGTGAGAGCGAGGCGGTCGCCTTGGACGTCAACGCCAACGGTGATCAGCAGGACACCTTTTGGCGCTGTCAGCTCCGCGTAAGGTTCCGCACGCTTTTCCAGCTCATCGGTCTTCGGTGCATCACTCTGATACTCGTAGCTTTCGCCCTTGGAGCTGTTGACGAAGGCGATCATCGGGCCGATGTTGCCTTGTGAGGCCGCGTGTTCGGCTTGGAGTTTTTTCTCCATTAGCACTTGGAAACGCGATCCCCAGAACGTCGCATACAGCTCGTTGAGGATGTAACCGGCGATACCTCGAAACTCAGCCGTAGCCGACCAGCGCCCGTGCTTGAGGTTGGCGTTCTTCTGGTTGTCATCCCAGATTCCACCGCAATGGGGGCAGGAGTAGAACGTTTTCTCCGGCCGCTTCTTGCCGTACACCTCATGCAGGTATTCCGGATCCTCGTCGCAGTGCAAGTTGTCGAAGCTCAACGCGTGCTCTTGGCCGCATTCATGACACGGCACCAGGCCAACGCGCTTGTCCGACAGTTCCAGCTCCGCATCAATGGCGGACAAGCCCTTGATCGTCGGTGTACCGCCGATGATGATCTTCGAACGGCGAAACGTTTTCAGTCGTTCCTTGGCCAGCTTGATACTGTCGCCCTGGCCTCGCAGGTTCAGGTTGCAGTCGTCCGGCTCTTCAATGGCAACGCGCGGCACTGGCGTGGACTTCACACTTGCCGGGCTGTTTGAGCCCACCATTTTCAGGAAGCCGCCCGGGAAGCGCTTGAAGTCCTGCCGCTGCTGCAGCTTGCGGCTTCGCAGATCGACTTTCTTGCGCAGCCGCGGTGTGGCTTCAATCATCGGTTCGAGCTTTTCACCAACATACTGCTTGGCCGCTTCGGCCTTGGGGAAAAGCACCAGAATCGGTGACGGATCGATGTCGATCCATTTACCCAGGGCGTTACCCAAAACGCCTGACGTCCAAGCAACCTGCGCTGACTTACGGCCGACGATTTCGCTGACAGCTGGATCGTCCAACGCTTCCAGTGGGCCGCCCGGCCAGATCAGGTGAGGCGTAACGTCAAAGCGATATTTGCCGGGGCGCGCTGCCTCTTCTGGTGCGAGCCAGCGGTACTTGTCCGCCCACTCGATAATGCTCATGCGAGGCGGCGGCGCCCACTTGCGGCAAGCGCCGCGCAGCGCTTTAGTCGCCGTCTTCCTCAGGGCCCTCCGAATCGTCCGATTCGTCAGGATATCCATCTGAAGCGGCATCATCCTTGTCATAGTCAGAAAGCCTCCTCAGGATGGCTTCAATGGGGTCGCGAATCAGTTGCTCGTCAACTTCCACGTCGTAGCGCGCCGAAAGTTCGGCGGCCAGCACGTCGGGAAAAGAGTTGAGCAGCTCCACTTTTGCAGCGGTGATCATTGCTTCGAAGCGCTCAATCAGATCGGCAGCGATGACCACCTCGCCAAGATCCTTGGCCATCGCGAGTTCTTCACGATCAGCGCGGATCCGGTCGAGGCGATCGCGGGAAGATTCTTTTTTGCCGTTGAGTGCGGCTTGGTGCATCAGCCACTGAATCACGGCTTCGGTGTCGTATTGGTTTTCGTTGCCCCGACCGAGGCCGAACTCGGTCACAGGCATGCCGTCGTTCTGCCAGCGGGTCAAGGTGCGTTCATCGCGGCCGACGATCTCGCTCAAGTCGGCCTTGCTGACTGTTCTTCCCATGTCTAACCCTTTGAAAAGACGGACATCCCTGTGAAATTCTCAGCTGCAGAGATCCCGCGAGTTCCGTAACCCGTGTAGGGGGCGGCCCTCGGGGAGGACCCGGAAAAACCGGCGCCCCGCTCCGCCCCTGCCTCTTAGGTGCGGTCGGTCGATGCCGATTCGGAAAGGCCAAGCCGCTTGGCAGCCCATCGTTCGTACAACCCGATAGCAACATCGGCGCCGGCCATAGCTGTGAGGCAACCCAAAGCGCCCGCCGTCCAGATCGTCATGCCGGCAGCGATCATCAACATCATTGCCGTTACCCCGCAGACAATGCAGGCACCCGACCGAAGCGCGAGCCTGCGCAACAACGCCCAGCCCCGTGCTCCATCTTTGTCCGCCCGCCACATCTCCCCCGACACGCCACCGACCAACGCCAGGACGATCACTAACCAGATCGGCATCTCTGCCAGTGCTTGTTGCTCGCTTGTCATCGCCTACCCCATGAACGCAAAAACCCGGCGCAATGGCCGGGTTTGGTGGTGTGGTGCCTGCCGCTCTCTGCGGTCGCACCTATCGAAGATGACTACTTTTTACAGGTCGATTCCGGTGGCAGCAACCCTGTTTTAATGCCACCCGGTGAATAAGTGGGTAACGCAGGGTGAACGCCTAGCGAATGTCGGCGAATACACCTCCCCGGCAATCTGTTGCTGCTGTGGTGTCCCATACGTCCCACTTTTCAGAATCGAAGTGGGACGCCTGAGAGCGCCTAAATTCGGGGCTTCGTCCCACTGTCCTACTTATCTTTCTACTTTCTCGTGTAAAGGAAGAAATTTAAAGAACACGCGTTCGCGCGTAAGCGCGTAGTGCTCGCCCGCTACGCTCACACGGGCGGGAGGCACTACTAGGCGGGACGGTGGGACAACCCAACAACGACAAGGCCCGCACCTGTCCTACTGCATCAAAACGCAGCGAGACAAGACGGGCCAGTGGGACAGTAACAGCCGGACGAATACTTGGGGTCACGCAGCCTGCCCCATCATCACGCCGAAGATCTGCAGATGTGCCTCATGCAAACGCTGGTAGTACGTGTCGCGGCCGCAACCGCAGTGGGCATACCGCAGGCGCATATCAACATCAAGCGTGCAGTAATGCTCACGCACCACCGTCTCCAGCTCCGGCGCGAGGTGCTTAGTCACGATCAGCTCAATGTCCAACGAACTTTCGAGCGGCGCACGGAATGCACGCCGCCCTCTGATCAGTTGCCCGTTGCTCTCCATCATCATGGCAACCATATTTCCCCCAGCCAGGCCCCCTTTCGAATGTTCTGAATGCAGCTCCTGCGCCCACAACCGAAGCAGCGAATCGATCTCCTTAATCAAAACAAGGCTCCTCCAACGCTTCACGCTGCAGCGCCGAGGCACCGCCCCACCCTGCCGGTTTCTTGTAAGCCCATGGCCGCTGCCCGCTCTTAGCCAACGCAGGCAACCGCACGCGCCGCCAACCCAATCGATGCATGATCGCCCCGACCCGCATCTGCTCCGGCTTGCCCCAATGCCCAAAGTCCAACTTCAGCGCACTGGCCAGCACCTCACTGCCGGTGGTGGTTTCGCCAATCTGCGACTCTTCCAACCAGGTCAGAATCGGCCCTTCCCACTCATCCACGACGAAGCGCTCGTCCTGCTCCTCGCCGAACATAGGCGCCTCGTCCAGCGTCACCCACCAAAGATCGCCCGCGTCGTAACAGAACACCGCTTCGGCCCACAGCTGATCGCGCATCGATCGCAACAGCTCAAGATCCACCTTGGTACACGCCACCGGCCAATACCGCCGGTTGCCCGTGGCATCTTTCAGGTACTCGTCTTGGTTGGTCGTACCCACGAAAACACACTGGCGTGGCACGTCCATCGTTCTGCGGCCATAGCTTTCGCGATAAGTGTCGGTGGACGCCGAAAAGAACTGCTTGGCCTTGGTACTCTCAGCCTTGTTGAAGCTGTCCAGCTCTCCCAACTCAACGATCCACTTGCCCCGGATCGCTTGAAAGCCGTCCTTGTCACCCAACGCAAACGGCGTGTCCATAAACCACTCGCCGCCCAGAATACTCATCGCCGTAGATTTACCCGCGCCCTGCGCACCCTCCAGAATCATCACCGAGTCTGCCTTACAGCCAGGCTTCATCACCCGCGCCACTGCCGACAACAACCAGCGCTTGCCGACCTTCGACGAGTAGTCAGTCGCCTTAACGCCCATGACCTCAGTCAGCCAACTTTCAAGACGCGGCACCCTGTCCCACTCAAGCTTGCGCAGGTATTGCCGTACTGGATGAAAAGCATGGTCATGCGCAACCACACTCACCGCCTCGATCACATGCGAGGCCTTGACCCGCAAGTTGTACTGCTGCGCGAGCCACTTCATCACCCGCACATCGTCAATGTCCGCCCAATCGCCCGTGCCGCCGCCATACGGCGCCGCACGTAGCTTGACGAGCTTTGAACTGAACGCGCTGTAACTGATGACCCCGGCCCAACGCTCATCATTGGCCAAGATCAACTCGACATTCTGCATGTGCGCAATCAGTGCGCCACTTTCGCTACGCGCCAGCAGATCCTTCCAACCACCAGCAGCCGGCGGCTTGACCACTGCCAGCACCTGACGACGCACAGCTTCCAAACCTTCTGCAACATGCAGGTCGTTGAAGTCAGTCCACTTGGCTTCCCGTTCACCGGAAAAGATCGGCGCGACCACCTGGCCGCCGACAATCAGCGCCGCGTTGTTCGCTTTCTCTTCACCGGGGTTCCACGCATCGCCATTCGGCTTCGTGGTCTTCCAGTCATCGTCTCGGCAGATGATCAACGGGCAACCGGCGAAACGCTCGCGCACGGCCTTGCAAACCACCAGCAAATTGCCCGCATCAAACGCAACGGCCACGGTCAATGACGTGGCCATATGCAGACTTGCGCCGGTCGCGTAGCCCTCACACACCAGCACCGGCTCGCCCGGATCCGGGTGCGGCCCGATCAGATGGAAAGCGCCCTCCTTCGACATGCCGTAAGGCCAATAGGACTTGTCCCGACCGGTGTCCTCTTGCTTGGTCGGGAACACCACCTGCAGTCCGACAATCTCGTCGCGCAAATTGCTCATCGGCACCAGAAACGCACCGGTGCGGGGCGCATACCGAACGCCAAAGCCAACAATCTGCTTGCGATCCAGATAGTCGCTACGGCCCTTCTCTGGCATGCGTTTGAACATACCCGCTGCACGCTTCGCAGCACGACGTGCCGCGTTGGCCGAGATCTCAGCCGCGCGGCGTTTGGCCTCCTCCTGTCGAGCGCGCATAACTTCGCGTTCTTCAGGCGACATCCGTCCAGCCTTGACCTTGATCTTTTGAGACTCACCGGAGCGCCAGTCACCGAACGCGCCGAAGATCAGCGTCTCGCCTTTCTCCGTGCGCTGCTCGTGAACGACATACCAACCGTTCTTTTCCTTGCCCTTGTCCTGAGAAGTCTTGCAGCGAGTCAGCTTGCCGAACACCAAGGGCTGCGCTGGCTCAAGACCGTAATCTGTGAACTGCCCCAACACTTCATCGAGCATGACGCGCCCCCTTCAATTCCGCGAGGGAAAGACAATCGACGCATTGTGTACAGCCTGGCTGCGCCAAACGGCGAGCCTCCGGGATCGGGCCATCGCAGGTTTCACAGAACAGAAACGAATGCGCCGCCAAAGCTGGCTTGGCGGCGAGGAGACGTGCAGCGAGCGCTTGATCAATACGCTCTTGCACCAGTTCATTAGCGAAGTCGACGATATCAACCACGATCAGTACCCCGCGTCGTCTGATTGACGTAGGTGGCGCGGTTGAACAACCCCAACAATCCTTGAATGCCTCGAAAAACCTGCAGGCGTATCGCGGCCAGTTCTTCATCAGAAACTACCCCGTCGCCAATGCTCTTGGCCCAGGTATCCGCCAGATCCGCGACCTGTCGGAAGTACTCGGCAATCCCGGTGGTCAACGTCTCCGGCATGTCATTGGTGTACGCCTCAGCCAGCTCCTGCCAAGTCGTATCACCGACCAATGCATGCACCGCATCCAGAATGCGGCGATCCTTGGTCAGCTCCAGAATCTCGCCGAACTCTTGGATGTTCACCGTGTGGCTGGGGTGGGTTGGGGAAAGCTTGTGCTGCAGCGTGGTCGCATTCCGGCCGGTAGTGGCGGCGATGGCAGCAGCGCCGCCGGGGTAGTCCCGTGCGGCATGGTAAAGCGCGAGATCGAGCGGCAAAACTTCCCGCTGCGCCCGCTCAACAGAACTCAGAGCGATACGGCTCATGGCATTAATCCTTGTAAGTTGCCAGTGCCGCGCGGCATGCAGTGGTGATACATTTGCCGCGTGGCTTGAAAGGGCCCAAACGCCGGCTAGATCTTCGGGATCGATACCGGCACCGTGCCGGGGCGAGCAATCCGTTGCTCACCCTTGGCGCAACAGCTGCCTAATCTGTGGTGGAAAAGGCAGCAACACCAAGGCTTCCGAGCCTTGGGAAAGCGCGATAAAGAGAGGTGGTTGCATGTGGTGTGCCCGCCTATCTTTATCGCGACCCGACAGCGCTGTGGTGGTGCGTGCCGGGAGGAACTGGGCGACCTTTTGGTCGCCTTTTTTCTAGTTATTTCATTTTGTTTATCGAAACATTTTCGGTGACACCAAAATGCTCCAGAACCTCAGCCAACGAAACGTAACCCTCGCTTTCTCGGGCCAAAGACTTGATCAGAGAAACGCTAGGATCCTTGCTCGCATATTTGACGTGGAGGCGTAAATAGCTCTCTGCAATACGGCAACGGCCGGCATAACCCGCCAAGCCATCTGCGTCCAGAGAATTGATGTATTTGCGAAGCTTCATGTGATGTTCTCCCAGCCATAAATTAACCTATAAGGTTATTTTTATCAACACCCACAAGGACATTCACCCTGTTGGTTAATTTCGCCAATATTTGCAGATGAAAATCTCTGACACACGCCTACAAAATTTCCGACGAGTTTTGGCCGAGAAAAAACTTCGCCTGACTGACATAGCCGATCTATTGGGTAAAGCACCTGCCCAGGTCAGCGCGTTCGGCGGCAAGAATCCAACGAAGGGGATCGGCGATCAGATAGCTCGTGAGATTGAGAAAGCTTTAAGCCTCCACAGCGGCTATCTAGACATGCCTTACGGGTTAGGTGAATTCAATAACGCTACGGTTCTCAGCCACACAGGACGTAAATTGCCAGTGATAGGATCAATTGCTGCGGGAGCGTGGTGTGAGGCTCACGGCACTTTCGATCCGAGAGATGCAGAAGAATGGATTGATGCGCCCGGCCCCGTGGGGCCCCGTGCTTTCATCCTTCGGGTTGAGGGAATAAGCATGGAACCCAAATTTATGGAGGGCGATAAAATCGTAATTGATCCTGCGCTTGAAGCTCTACCCGGCCATTACGTCGCTGCGAAGAGAACACGTGATCAAGCCGCGACATTGAAGCAACTTAAACAAGAAGGTGGCGAACAATATCTTTATGCCATAAACCCTGATTGGCCAGAAAGAATTATCCGCATGACAGAGGAATGGACAATCTGCGGCAGAGCCAGATGGATCATCTCAGAGCTTTAGCTGATCGACTTGTCCATTTTCAGCCGCAAAATTTCCGTTGTTGATATGCCATCAACGTATGGAATTGTAAACAGCCCCACAAATCCTTCAATTGACGATATTATTGAAACATGTTCAGGACGCAATATTTTCTCACTGGAGAAAAAATGATAAGAAGGACGCAAAATTTCAATATAAAAAATAGATGGCTTCTCTTTCAAAAAGCAATACTCAACCATCTCGCTGACTTTTGCTAGACGATCCTTTGCCGACTGAATTGGTCTCCCTTCTTCTTTATTACGCCTAACCATGGCATCAGCATCTACACCCACCACAAGTACATCACATAGTTTTCTGCACTCTTCCAAATAGGAAGCGTGCCCATGATGAAAAAGATCAAAAACACCCGACGTATAACCGAGCCTTATAGAATTACAAGTCAACCTAAGGCAGCGCAGATCCTCCACTACCATAGGTCAAACCCATTTCGCCAGAGAGGTGGTGACGCTCACAGTATCATGAAAAGTATACACACCTATGTATACATCCAAATCATAGCCCCCAGTCTTTAGATAATTACATACCGAATCGACCGTATAGCCAAGTGCAATCTTAGGAGGGACATTACCACTACCTATTCCGAACACAGGAAAAAAGATGCTTTTGTATCCGTTAGCTATAGCATAAGTAATTGCGCTATGAACTATTTTATCTATTGCACCTTTTTCAACTGTTCCAACTCGATTGGAGTTTTTTCGAAGCGCTACAGCAAAAATTATAGCCTTAACGCCCCAAGAAGCAGCTTCGAATGTATTGTTTAGCGGAACAGTTTCTCCGAGAGGAAAATTGGAAAACATACCGACACTTTTCTTCCAATCTTGAATCCAAAGTGACAGGTTGTCAGACGAAACCCCTGACACCCCATGGTTCGCAGCCATGTTACGCATGCGCCCTGAGACAGAAGTACCTGAAAGACTGCCGAGATTAAGATCGGTATCCTCCGATGTAACAACAACATCAATTCCACTAATCTGAGTAACGGAGCCGGAATAGCAATGCACCCTAGCCTTGTCTATTAAAAAGGGCCCATAAATTTTTTTATCAAAAATAAACTCCTTTACCTCTTCGACTTTACAAAAATGTGAAACAACATAAAATATCACCCCAACCCCAACCAGGAACATACCTACGAATGAACCGTAATCTGGAGAACTTTCTGTTTTTAACGAATTGATTGCCTCATAAGAAGCTAACGACTTGGTGAAAACAATTTCCCAAATCGAAGGAGTCAAAAGCCCTCCACCTGTAGCAATCAATAACGGCGCAGCTTTTCTAAATACGTTTTGACGCCGCCATTGCTCATAAGCCCTGTGCAGCCATCCAAAACCCAATAAAACTATCATCTTGAAAGTGATCATGCTCCCTCCCCAAAAAACAATTACGCTATCTGCATTTCATGGAACCACTCAAGAAAATGCAGAATCCATTATTAGCAGTAATTTTATTATACATTTCCATCCTGAAAACTGGCTAGGTCATGGTGTATATTTTTTCACCAATGGGATCTCCTGCCCAAAAAAAAATGCTCAAGAGTGGGCCAAAAACTGCCATGGTGAAACACCTACAACAATAGTACGGTCAGAAATAAGTGTCCCTGAAAAACACTTTCTTGATCTGACATCGGTTACCCAATTGAAAATTTATAACGAAGCTAGGGACTGGATCGTAACTACACATGCTGAAGAACTCGAAAACAGGCGAGACTTAGCTATAAAGAAAAGACGAGATATCCGACTGGATGATCAGATAATCACAAACCTAGTATTGGAAAAACTTGACATCCAAGTATTAATTCATAATACCTATATCAAGAATGAGATGCAGCGAAAACTAGTTTTAGAATCTAGCTATCCGAACGCCACTGTCTGCTGCGTTACAAATATTGATTTTATCCATTCGAGCGCAATCCATATAGATCAATCAAAAATACATACCTCGCCCCGGAAAAATCACCACCAAGGTATACTTTGCATTTGACACATTAACCTTTTGGGTTAATTATTGCCGTTCTCTCCACCACAGAGGACGATAAAACCATGCGCACCACAGCAACCCTGCACGTCCACCCCGCCGCCGCCAACGCTTTCATAATATTCGAGACCCGCCGGTTAGCCCGCGAGTGCGGCTGCGCGTTTGTGACCAGCAAACCTAAGCTGCAAGCACGCGCAACTCCAGCCCAAATCGATCCGAACGGCGGAGGGCATACAGCATGATCAAGTACAAAATCGACAATCGCACCCTGCAGTTGCTCAATGCCCAGGTCAACCTGACCGAGACCTTCAACCACGTCTTGCGGACTGCGCCTAGGCGCGAGTGCCTGGCGTTTCGCCTCAAGGTTGAACGTGGCATCTCAGCAAGCACCTTCGTCGTGGAGCTGGGCAGCGACCGACACACGTTGACCCTGCCGAACGAAAAAAAAATGCATCTCAAGCTGGCCGACTTCATCGAAGAGATTGCCAACGGCCCGTTCGACGCGAGCAATTCCAGCGATCTGCTGCATCGCCCCCACGCCAGCCGCGAATACGGCCGCTTTGAAGTCTCGGACAAGCAGCGAGTGTTTGAGCTGGTGTGCACCGGAGGTGTGCTGAACCTCGACATGGGTTTCGACTACCCGCTAATAGTCGCGCTGCACCGCACTCAATCTCGATCAGGTGTCACCACCATCCTGAGCATCGGTAACAAAAGCCCCCACACCCGCTGCTTCACCGTATACGGCAGCGATGTCGAGATCTACGGCAAAGTCAGCGAGTCCATCAACCACCTTGCTGCAGCGGCAACACCAGCTGCGCCCGCGGCATGAGGGGCACACCATGGAACGCACCCTTGCCCAAGCCGCAACCCACCTCGGCCTGACTCGCCCGAAGCTCATTGCACGCATGCGTGAAAAAGGTCTGCTCAACGAGCGGAACCTACCGACTTACCCCACCCGTGATCGCGATTACCTGCGAATCAAGGACGGCCAGTGGTACCACGATCAGCTCGGCATGCAGTACAGCCAATCGACCCGGATCAAACAGCCCGGTATCCGTTGGCTGGCTGAACAGTTGGGAATCGACCTACCCGCCATTCCGGCAGACTGCCGTGACGTGGCCTAGGGAATACGCCAGCCAGATCATCGCCATGCGGACACGAGAGGAGCGCAACGCCGCGCTCCTCGAAGTGCCCGAACATCTGCGCGAGCTGACCAGAACGCATTGCCTGAACGCCTGGAACCACCCGGCCAGAAAACAACGCAAGGAGGCCCAACAAAGCCATGAGTAACACAGCACAAAACCCGTTACGCCTGCACCCGGCGCCGGAGTCAGCCACCGTCGAATTGCTTTACCGCATCTTCGGCGACGTCCTGATCCCGCTGGACAAAGTGCGCGAGCAGTACTTCCGCAACCTCAACGAGCAATCGTTCGTGGCCGAGATCAGCAGCGGCCGCATCCAGCTCCCCATCACCACGCTGGATACCAGCCGCAAGGCACCCAAGTACGCCCACATCCGGCACGTAGCCTCACTGATCGACATCCGCGCCTACAAAGCCGACGAAGACATGCATCGACACCAGGACGACGCGAACGAGTAACACCATAAACCAAACGGCTGCCACCACCAGCCAATGACATCACCAGGAGCACACCACATGACCGTAATTCAAACATGCGCACTGATAGGCCTCATTGCAGGCGCAATCCTTGTTTACTGGGTTGGTTATCGCAACGGGATGGCTGATGGCCGATATGAAGGACGAGAGGATGGGAAGAATACCGAACGCGCTGAAAACGCCAAAACCATTTGCGAACTCAGGGCATCTCTCGACTTCATCAAAGCGGATCACACCCGACTGGCGCAATTCAGCAAGCGCTTGCAGCAAACATCGGAATTTGGCGAAACAGAACGCCAGACATTAATCGACATCGCCGAGAAGCTGCGCATCGCCGCTGAGACCTTCGCCGCCTTCCGCACTGGCAAAAAACTCGAACGCGAAACCCGCGCCTTGCAAGACCAGGCCCTCGCCCTCGCAGCTTTGTTGCAGACAGTAAAACAGGGGGACGCAGCATGACTAAAACGTGCAATCACTCGCGCAACCACCACAACCCGGCTATCGCCTCACCTGCGCTTGAAGAACCAACTTGCCATCAAATCTCGGAGGAAAGCGGCATGCAAAAGGAACTGCAAAGCACCCAATCCACGACCGCTTTGTTCTGCAGAGAAACCAGCGTCGACACACTAGAAACGAACAGCCACTGCTGCGTAGCAGCAGGCATTATTGCTCCTCTCAGCACCACCACCGAGGCGCTTATACCCCACGAGAAGCTGCGCGAGGCAGCCACACTCAATGCAACGCTAATCGCTCAGAATCGCCCGCCCGCGCAGCCTGCTGTGGGGTATACGCACCCTGAGAGAAAAACTGAAAGCCCGTCTCAAGAAGCCGCCGACCGGATTCCGATCGATGAGCGGATTGAGTTCGAGAAAGAGTTCCCAATCCACGAAGGCCTGCAGTACTGCACCCAGCGAGGCACGTACATCACCGCGCCAGGTGCGAAGACATCTGACTCGTTCGCCCGAGAACATTACGCGTACCGGGCCGGCTACGCAGCTTGGAAGCGAAGAGCGTGGAAGCAGGAAGCACTGAAGTGGCCGAAAACCAGCAGAGGACAACAGGATCAACCTGCAGCCAAGGAGGAAAAATGAACACTGCTTTTATCCTGATGGCTCAGTACAACGGCCAAGCGATCATCCCGCTGGACATGATTTGCAAGGACTACTTTACTCACCTCACCACCGATATGTTCCAGCGCAAGGTTATGGCCGGGCAGATCAAAATCCCAATCATGCGGATGGAGCCGAGCCAAAAAAGCGCCAAAGGAATCCATATCACTGATCTGGCAGCTTACTTGGATCTCCAACGGGAGGCAGCGGTTAAGGAATTCAACCAGCTCAACGGCTACCGCAGAGCCAGCTGATTCACTGCTTACCCCAGGCGCCCAGTTTCACTGGCGCCTGGATTATCTTCTCTAACCACGTCCATTGGGCATAGTGGTCACCTCTTCCACGCAGGTGGGTATACCGACGTAGAGAATTCCAATCTCGATGCCCGGAAACACTAGCCACTCGCGGGATGTCCCAATCCATTTCAAATAACCGGCTTACGCCGTCGTGCCGCAGATCGTGGAAGTGCAGATCTTCAATCTCCAGAAACTTGCACGCTTTCGCCCAGGCCGTCGCGATCGAAGATGAGTTATAGGGGAAAATTTCGGCCCGTTCTTTCGGCATGCTCTGGAGAATGCGCCAAGCTTCATCCGGGAGGTGGCACCAAACATTGTTGCCAATTTTCTGACCCGGATTCTTCATATCTCGAACCATCACCTGCTGACGCTCTTCATCAACGTCCTCCCAAAGCATTCGGCTTATCTCGTCCTGCCTGCGCGTAGAGAACAGTGCAAAACCTGTGACTTTGAGCATGTTGATCGAAGTGGGTCGACGCTGCTGAATGCCTACGAAGTGCTCCATCAATTTATCCAGTTCGTCCTTAGTCGGGCGTCTATCTCGCTCCCGGCTTTTCATGTTGTACCCCAACTTCCTCAGAACCTTGCGAGCGTCTGCCATAGCGTGGATGTCGACTTCATACCCCCATGCAGGTCGAGCGATGGACAGGACAGCGCCCAAATGCGCCAGATCGTTGCCGGCAGTCTGCGGCTGCACGCCTCCACCCTCTTTACTCATGCGCCAGAGTGCAAAATCCACTAGCCGTTGGCTATTGATGGCCGAGTCAACAGTTTGCCCAAATTCCGATGCTGCAATGGCGTTAAGAGTCCACTCCTTTGTCTTACCAAGAGGGCGGACTTTCTTCATTTCATCGAGGTACTGATTGATCATGTCCTGGACAGTGACGCCCTTCCGGTTCGCTCGCTCAATTGCACCTGGCTGATCCAACTCAGCCTCACGTCGACGCACCCACGCCTGTGCCGCCTGTTTCCGGGCAAAGGTCTGGCTCTCTTGATAGACTTGCGTTCCGTCGCGAAACAGGCGTATTTGTGCCGTGTAGCTGACTGAGCCATCGGTGCGTTTTCGTGCTCTGATCGTTGCCATAGTCGACTGGTACATTTCTTAAATTGGTTGGTACATTGTACCAGTACCATCGAAAAAACGCCTGAAAACGCCCAAAAACACGCCGTAAACATGTTGAGCGAAATGGTACAAAACAAGCACTCCAGCCCAGTAAACACAAGCCCTGCGCTGTCTCGGCGCTTCTCTGTTGCGCCCATGATGGATTGGACCGACCGTCACTGCCGCTTCTTCCTACGCCTCCTGTCGAAGAACGCCCTGCTCTACACCGAAATGGTCACCACCGGCGCTCTCCTCAACGGCGATCACGAACGCTTCCTCCGTCACAACGAAGCCGAGCATCCTTTGGCGTTGCAACTCGGCGGTAGCGTCCCCCTCGACCTGGCCGCCTGCGCACGCATGGCGCAGGAGCACGGCTACGACGAGGTAAACCTCAACGTCGGCTGCCCAAGCGATCGCGTACAGAACAACATGATCGGCGCCTGCCTGATGGGTCACCCACAGTTAGTGGCGGATTGCGTCAAGGCCATGCGTGACGCGGTGTCAATTCCGGTCACGGTGAAGCACCGCATCGGCATCAATGGTCGCGACAGTTACGCCGAGCTGTGCGATTTCGTCGGCACCGTCCGCGATGCCGGGTGCACGAGTTTTACCGTGCATGCGCGGATTGCGATTCTGGAGGGGTTGTCGCCGAAGGAGAATCGCGACATTCCGCCGTTGCGTTATGACGTGGCGGCGCAGTTGAAGGCGGATTTTCCGGAGTTGGAAATTGTGCTGAACGGCGGGATCAAGACGATGGAGGCTTGCCATGAGCATTTGCAGACGTTCGACGGCGTGATGTTGGGGCGCGAGGCATATCACAATCCGTATGTGCTGGCGGAGGTGGATCAGCAGTTGTTCGGCAGTTCGGCGCCGGTGATCAGTCGGGCTGAGGCGTTGGCGCAGTTGCGTCCTTATATAGCCGAGCATTTGGCGGCCGGCGGCGCGATGCATCACATCACGCGGCATGTGCTGGGCCTGGGCACGGGGTTCCCGGGGGCGCGTAAATTCCGTCAGTTGTTGTCGGTGGATATTCACAAGGCCAAGGATCCGCTGGCGTTGCTGGATCAAGCCGCCGAGTTGCTTGAAGGGCGTTGATGCCCTCCCCCAGTTTCAACCAGGCGGTTTGATCCGCCTGGCTTGACCTTCACCCCGCCGCTGCCGCTGTCCAGTTGACCCAACCAAACGCCCACGTCGCCAGAATCAGTAAACCAAACGCGATCCGATACCACGCGAACGCGGCATAGCTGTGGTTGGCAATAAACTTGAGCAGACCGCGCACGGCGATCATCGCGAAGATGAACGCGGTGACGAAGCCGAGCGCGAACACCGGCAGGTCGTTGGGCTGAAACAAGTCGCGGTATTTATAGCCGGAGTAAACGGCGGCGCCGACCATGGTTGGCATGGCGAGGAAGAACGAGAACTCGGTAGCGGCTTTGCGTGACAGGCCGAAGAGCAAGCCGCCGATGATGGTCGAGCCGGAACGCGAGGTGCCGGGAATCATCG